GCTGGCCTTGGACGAGGCGGCGCTATTCCCGGTCGCTGACGCGCTGCGCAATGCCTTTGTCGCGGGCGGTGCGTCCGTTGCCGAGATCGTCCCACGCGGCGCGCGCTTTGGCTTTGACGGGCGTCACCCAAGGGCCGAGGCATGGGTTGCTGAGCAAGCCGGAACCATGATCCAGAATATCACGGATGACACACTGCCAGCAGTTCGCGCAGCGGTTTTGGATGGTGTAGAACGCGGGCGATCTAGCGATGCAGTGGCGCGGGATATTGTTGGGCGCATGGATAGGCGGCTAGGGCGGCGACAGGGCGGCGTGATCGGCCTCACAGATCAGCAAGCGCAGGCGGGCATAAGGGCGCGCGCCGAATTAGAGGATCTGGACGGCAACTATTTCAACCGCAAGCTACGGGATCGGCGGTTTGATAAGATGGTGCAGCGGTCGATTGACGAGGGCAAGCCGCTATCGAAAACAGACATTGACCGGATCACGGGCCGCTATAACGACAGAATGCTAAAGTATCGCGGCGATATGATTGCTCGCACCGAAGCGCATGGGGCGCTTTCATCGGGGCAGCATGAGGGATTTCAGCAGGCAATCGACAGCGGCAAGATCAGAAGCGCGTCTAAAGCGTGGGTTCACAATAGCGCAAATCAGGATGAGCGCGAGGATCACGTTAGCCTAAGCATGGCTCCGGCAATTCCGTTTGATCAGGCGTTTGTTTTGCCAGACGGGACGCGGATGCAGTATGCCCACGATCCGGCGGGCGGGGCAAAGCACAATATCTTTTGCCGCTGCACGACGCGGTATCAGGTGGAGGTCTAGACGTGTCCAAATTCAAGGCGCAGATCAACGCTTTCGCGGACCTAAAAGAAGAAGATATGCGCCGCGTTGTGGTCAACGCCATTCAGGAACTGTTACAGTATATCACGACAAGCGCGCCGGGTGTGACAGCGGGTGGAACGCGGATCGAAGGCAAGTTTCCCGTTGTTTCGACTGACCTGATACGGTCGCTTGTGTCGGAGTTAAACGGCGGGCAAGTCGGATCTGGTCAGGATAGCTATTCGGTCGCCTTGGCAAATTACGAGATCGGCCAATTCTTGCGCTTTTCATGGACCATGGAGTATGCCTTGCGCATTGAATTGGGTTTCACTGGCACGGACAGCGCGGGCCGGACGTATCAGCAAGAGGGGTGGCACATGGTGGGCGCGAACGTTCCCCGCTGGCCCGCCCTAGTCGAAAAACACGCGAGGATTAACGCATGAAAGTCAAAATTACATCACAAGGCACCGGCTATGGCACAAAGGTTTTGGACGCCAATGGCGACGAAATCAAAGGTGTTTGTAGCGTTCACATCCCAGAATTTGGCGCGGGTGAAGGGGCGTTTGCGGTTGTATCTATTGCAACAGCGGGGCTAGACGTTGAGGCCCATCCGCTCTTGGATTTGGAGACAACGCGCGCATCGGCAGAGCATCACGGCTACAGGTTGATGGAAAAACCTAAATTCGTAAATATTGCTTCAGATAGGTTTGATGAAATTGTTAAAAAACACGCTGCAGAAATAACTCAAAGCATCGCGGATAAGCGTGGGGGAGAAAATGACGATAACCCTTGACCAGATCGAAACGGCTTTCGGGCAGGCGGTTGTTGCCGTGCCGGAGGTTGGTCGCGTTGTATGGCCTAACCGCACCGACGATCCCGCGCGCCCCTTTGTCATGTTTCAGCATGTGCCGGGGGCTTGGACAGATCGCACGGTTTCGGGCGGTGAATTGGTATCGGAGGGCACGATCCAGCTTACAATCGTGTCAGAGCTAAACCAATTCGCCACGCCAACAAACCAGCTTGCGGATGCAATCATCGCGGCCTTTCCCTACGGGCGGCGGATCGCGGCAGGAGTGGGCAATGTATTGCTGACCCGTCCGACGCGGCCTATCGCGGCTATTCGTGACGGTGGCGATTGGCGAATGACAGTAGAAATCACATACGGAACCGAAACCGCCTAGCCATTGCGGCAAGGGCGGCCGCGTGATAAATTGCGACCACTTGGGGCGGCTTGCCCCGCATGACATCGAAAGGGCAAGATCATGTCAAAAAATGATATCGGGACAACCATCGCAATTGCGACAGGCGTCCCCGCAACTATCGACAGCAGCGGCTTTGGGGCCATGACATATAGCGATGAAATCCCGGCGATGACATCTATTGGCGCGGTAGGTGATACAAACGAAACTACCACTGAGCCGGATATGGTCACAGGCCGCAACCGAACCATCAAGGGCGCTGTTACAGGCGATACCGTCCCGTTTGCAATCCCTCTCCGCCGTGATGGCAATGCGCTTCATCCAGTTTTGGCTGCATTTAAAGCGGCGGCTCAGGCCCAAGGTGGTGAATACTCAATTCGCATCACTGAGCCTGATGGCAGCCTTCAGTATATCGCGGGGCCGGTTATGAACTGGAAGCGCACAGAGCGTTCCACTACAAGCTACGCAGGCTTTACCTTTGACGCGGCCCTAAACTACGACGTTGTAGACGTAGACCCTGCACCTTGATCCCGCTCACGGGATAGGGGGTGGCGTTTTCGTGTTTGCGCTGCCCCCGACTCAAACACGAAAGGACTGATAATGGATTTTTCCCAACGAGACGCGCGCGCGGCGGCTGAAAACCCTCAATTCTGCCACCTGTTTTGGCCGGAAAGCGGCGAATACATCTATGACGAAAAGACGGGCAATCCCGTCGGCGCTATGGCCGTGGGCAGCCAAAGCCGCAAGTTTCAGGATGAACTCAAGGCCAAGTCAAAAGACGCCATGCAAAAGCAGGGCGGCGAGAACGAGGCGGAAAGCCTTGAGGATTTGCAAAAGTCGCTTGTCGATGCAGCCTCAAACGTCACGACCAAATTTGTCGGGGTGCAGCGCGGCGACAAGGACGCAATCGCGCCAGATGATTGCGCGTGGTTCTATGACCTGTATTTCCTGAGCATATCTGCGCTTAAAGACCCTGAGCAAAAGAAGGGTCAAAGCTTCGCGCAACAGGTCATTAACTTCTCGAATAGCATCGGGAACTATCTGGGAAACGGATAAAGCGGCTTGAAACTCAGGCCGCGCAATGGGGGTGGTTACATGCCACCCCTGAGAAATTCAAAATAACGCGCCAACAACTCAAGGGTTATGATGAAGATATCGAAGCTGACCTACCGGGAATGTATCTGCTAGATGCGCTATTTGAGGTAGGTCCGACAGAATGGCGGGGCGAGCAAGAGTTGCCAATAAGCTGGACGGAATTGACTAGCTACGCATCGGCAACTGGCGACCTTTCTGAGCCGTGGGAGTTTCGCGCAGTTATGGGTATGTCACGCGCCTATTTCCGTGCTAAGGTGCAAGGAAGCCGTGATGTGCATTGCAAGTCGCCAGTAGACCAAGAGGCCGAAAAAAATGACCAGCTTTGCCGAACTTGACCTGACAGCCCGCACCGAGGAATTGGAGCGGGCCGTTAAGGAAATTCGCGGCATCGGCGATGAGGGAGAGCGGACCGAGCGGCGGGTTGAGCATTCAACCGATAAAATGGGTCGCGCTTTTGGTGGCCTCAAAACCGTTGTTGCGGGCGCAGTTGCGGCGATGGGCGCGGCGATTGCATCGGGGGCAATTGTTCGACAGATAGCTGACTTTGAGAGCGCTATGTCGCGGGTTGGCGCTATCACGCGGGCCACCGAAAAGGATTTGCAGATCATGCGCCGCACTGCCCTTGATATGGGCGCGTCAACGGAATTCAGCGCAGCGCAGGCGGCAGGGGGTTTGCAGTTCCTAGGCATGGCGGGCTTTGAGGCCCGCGAAGGCGTAGAGGCTTTGCCCGCTGTTCTGGATCTTGCCACGGCGTCGGGCATGGGGCTTGCGCAATCGGCAGACATTGCGTCAAACGTGCTTTCCGGCTTTGGCAAAGAGGCAGGCGAGGCAGCATCGGTTGCGGACGTTTTGGCGGCGACTTCATCGCGGGCGAATACGGATGTGGGGCAGCTTGGGCAGGCTATGTCAACGGTCGCGCCGATCTCGAAAAGCCTTGGCGTGTCGCTTGAAGATACGGCATCGGCTATTGGCATTATGTCCGACGCGGGTATTCAGGGTTCGCGGGCTGGCACTGCGCTTCGTGGCACTTTGGCGGCGCTTTCCAGCGTCACTCCGGCGGCGGAAGAAGCGCTTGCGCAGTACGGCCTCACGGCGGCAGATGTAAGCGTCGAGACGCACGGGCTTTCCGGGGTGCTTTCCACGCTTGAAGGCGCGGGGCTGTCCACAGCGGACGCTATGAAAATCTTTGGCCGTGAAGCTGCATCGGGGGCGCTGACCTTGATTGATGCGAGCGACAGAGTGCGAGAGTTTGGCGCGGAGTTAGGCGAGGCCGAAGGCGCGGCAAAGCGCATGGCTGAGTATATGCGCGACAACTTGGGCGGCGATTTGAAGGAACTTGGATCGGCTGTAAGTAATCTAATCCTAACCATAGGTGAGGCGGGGCTGACAGATGCAATCCGGCTTTCCATTCAAGCCATGACAACGGCGGTAAGAACTGTATCGGATAACCTTTTGCCTGCGCTGCGAACAATGGGCACTGTCATTGCGGGTCTTGCGGCGACTCAAATCCCGGCGCTTATTACATCAATCGGCGTGTACATTGGTTCGATAACCACCGCTGGGGCTGTAACTGGTGCCTTTACTACGGCGGTTGGCTTGGCGCGAGGCGCGCTTATTCGTTTGGGCGGGCCGCTTGGGCTTGTATATGGGCTTTTGGGCAGCGCAGCGGCGGGGTTGGTTCTTTTCGGTGACAAGGCGGAGAATGACGCGGCGTCTGGGGCTAAGGCATTTAAAGACAACCAAGACGCACTAAACGCTGCGCTTGGCACGTTCCATGAAACAGCAGCCCCGAGCGCGGCAGCGGAGGCAATTAACCTTGCAAATCAAAACGTGAAACTTGCGAAAAGCTCCCGCGAAGCGGCGGAAGCTGAAATTGCTAAAGCAAAGGCGGCAATGTCGGGTATGAGGCCGGGTGCTCAATCGGCTTTTGCCAAGGAAAAGATTGCCGAGGCTACACAGCGCCTTGCCGACGCTGAGGGGGCATTGGCGGATGCATATGCTGCGCAAAAGCGCACGGCAAAGCAAATCACGGGCGGGTCAATGACGCTTCCGGCGATTACAATCGGAGACGGTGATAAGCCCGAAACCCCAGAATTGCCAGACATGCCGCAACTTCCCGGAGGCGCTGGCGGCGCGGCTGGCGAGGCTGACCTTGGCGCGTTTAAAGCATTGCGCGAACGTCTGCAAACTGAGCGTGAAATCGTAGATGAATGGCGGCAGGAAACCATAGAGGCCACGAACGCGGCATATGAACAAGAGGCTATCAATAAGCAAGAACACAAGAATTACATGCTTGAGATTGAGCGGCTTTATCAAGAGCAGCTTGGGGAGTTGC